TATTGTATTAACTGATGGTGAAGGTTCTCAAATTCCTTATCATAAGTTGATTGAGGATAGTTACTTTGGTACAAAAGATGAACCATTCCTAGGTTCTCGTGGTGTTCGTCCTGGTCGTACATTCCTACGTGATCGTAAGGTTGGTAAGACTTATGGATTCCAGTATGATTATCATCAATTCACTGATGTTCTTTTAAATAATATCAAAGATAAATTCCCTTCTACTAATTTCATTGGTATACGTGTACTACCGAATAGAGAAGCAAGTCGTTTTATGAGACTTTATCATCCATATGGAAATGATAAGTTGAGTGAAGATTGGAGAAAGAACAGAAGTTTTACTATTAAGAATTCTGGTTATGATGCATACTTTGCAATGTCTGCTCAAAGTCTTGCTGATGATGCAGAGTTTGAAGTTAAGGAAGACGCAACAAAAGCACAAATAAAAAGGGCATTTGTTAAGTCACTCAAGACAAAAAAACTAAATAAAAAAGTACTAGGAGAATTTGTTTCTTTAGTTGCATGAAGACATTTAAGGAATTCTTGGACGAGAGTAGTCTAAGTAGAATAAAATCTAAATCTGATAAAGGAGGGATGGCAGTCATCTCTGGAAGTCGTGGTGATAAATCAAAGAAAGAAAATAAGGCAAGAGGTAAGCAGTTAGATCGTGATATAAAAGGTAAAGGACTTCCTGGTGCTACAAAAGTATCTGGAAGATGGGATGAGAAAGATGATGATACTGGTAAAACAACAAAGGTTAAGGAGAAAAGTCACGTTGTCACCTCTGGTAAAAAGGGTAAGAGAAAGTTTAAAAAGGAAGTAAAAAAACTTGGTAAAAAATATGGACAAGATGCAGTTCTTATTCAAACGAAGAAAACTGGTACGGTTAGTGCAACAAGAAAAGGTGGACTTGGTAAAGACGAGCAAGGTAGAAATGTTAAAAGAATAAAGGCAGGTAAATTTAGACCAAATCAAACTTCACCAGAAGGTGATACTCAAATCAAAAAGAAAACATTTGCTTATAAAAAATGACGTACTTCGCACCAGACAAAGTTCCTTATGATGAATGGTTTGATCCGAATTACAAATACGAACCCCACCCTTATGACAATTGGCCAATGGCAAAAGATTTTGAAAACCCACGTCCAGAAGAAGAAATTGCTGACGACTTGACAATGCATGAAAAAATGTATAAAATTGCTACTGCAAAGTACAATCCATTTTCTGTAGGAGGATCTGAAAGTATTCATGACTTCGAATAAACCTTATGATGACTCCAATTGGAGAGAAGAGTACAAGAGTTACACAAGTAACAAAAGGCATCTTGAACTGCTAGAGAATGGACCTAAAAGTCTATCTCAATCTTGGATACTGCAAGCACTCTATAATGAGTGGAAGAAAATAAAGGGGTACAATAAACTTGACCCGAAAGAAAATGAAGGTCAGCATCAAAGCAGTATGAAGGAGTGGGAAGCAAGTGTTAAGAAATATCAACATTAAGTGACAAAGGGTTTAAAGACCCACTCAATGCTTTATAATAAGGGTATTGAAATACAATTACATTATGTTCGAAATCAAAATGACTCGTGAGGAAATCATAGAAGGTTTGAAAGCGAACTTTGGATCCGAATTCACTGCAGCTGATGTGAGAGGGTTCTGTAGAATGAATGACATCGCTTATCAGACCGTCACTAAAAAGATCAAAGAATTTAACGTGGGTCGTGGTAAGTGGAACCTAGAAGTTACACAGAAAGTGGTTGAGGATATTGAGAAATCATTCAATGCTCCTTCTGTAGAACCACAAGTAGTGCAGAATTTAATCCCAGAACAAGACGATACATTTGTTAAGTTCGGGCCTTTTACAGATGTTAAAAAGATTATACAAAGTAAGCTTTTATATCCTGCTATTATTACTGGTCTTTCTGGGAATGGTAAAACATTCAGTGTAGAGCAAGCATGTGCTCAACTTAAGAGAGAACTTATTCGTGTAAACATTACAATTGAAACAGATGAAGATGATCTTATTGGCGGTTTCCGTCTTGTTAATGGTGAAACCGTATGGCACAATGGCCCAGTCGTGGAAGCTCTCGAACGAGGAGCTATCTTGCTCCTTGACGAAATCGACCTTGCCTCCAACAAAATCCTCTGCCTTCAGTCAATCCTTGAGGGAACTGGTGTTTTCCTTAAAAAGATTGGAAGATTCATTAAACCAAGATCAGGATTCAACATTATCGCAACAGCAAATACTAAAGGTAAAGGTTCAGATGATGGGAGATTTATTGGAACTAACGTGCTTAACGAAGCCTTCCTTGAAAGATTCCCAGTAACATTTGAACAGGACTATCCTGCACCTAAAACAGAACAGAAGATTCTTATGAATATTGCTGATACTGTTGGTGTAAATGATCCTAAGTTCTGTCAAAAATTAACTGATTGGGCAGACATCATACGTAAGACATTCTATGATGGTGGTGTTGAGGATGTTATTAGTACTCGTAGATTGGTTCACATTGTTCGTGCTTTCTCAATATTTAATGATAAAGCAAAGGCAATTAAAGTTTGTATAAACAGATTTGATGATGAGACTAAACAGTCTTTCTTAGAATTATATGATAAAGTAGATGCTGATTTTGAATTAAATCCTATTGAAGAAGTATGACCATTTGGCAAGATTACATAAGTGCCTACAGATCAATTCTACCTATGAAGATAGAAGGTCTGTGGGCCAGTTGGGAAGGTAAAGGAACCCATCTCAATGCAATCACACATTCACATCCACACTTTCTTAAATCAAGACAGGTGGAAATCAAAGATGGGAAGGGTGCTGACATTTTTAATTGTATAGCATATCCAAAGACAGGGAGTAACCTTCCCTGTTTTGGTATGGATCTAATGGCCTTTAATGAGAAGAGGGTTATTGTTGTTTTTGATTTTCAACATCCTAAAGAGAATTATCCATATCGTGTAGAAGGATTGCCAGTAGCTACAGAGGACTATCGTTTCTTTGAAAAGGGTAATCACTTCTCTGATAATATTTTTGTTAGGTATTGTAAGATGGAAGAAGTAAATGCTTATCTATCTACATTTAAGGAATACTTGACTAAGTACAAAGATATGGTAGAATATGAGAAACCCACTGGAACTGATACCAGTGTATATAAAGACTTCGATGCTTATATGACCAGACTCGATCCAGTAAGTGGATACCTTAAGAGTAAATTTGGTCAAGAAAAAGCAGAGAGTCTAGTAAACGATTTCCTATTTGAATATGGTTAATGCATGGAGCCTAGCAGCATCCGTATTGGATGGAACACTTGACGAAGATTATCCCATTATGACTGACATAAAAATCAATACAGGAGTTGGTAAAACAACCACTTATACTGTTCCTCTGACAGAGACTAATCCTAATGGAGATATTACCATAAAGACAGGTGATACTTCTGATTATGAAATGACAGGTGAAGGTATTTGGTGGCCAAAAGATACTACAGAAACATACCCTGTAGAACATTCTGATGCATGGTATGATTACAATCGTAATGATCCAGACAGAGAAAATCCTTTTCCTGAAGGATCATATGATTACCTAAAAGGAGAATCTGTAACTGGTAAAACTCCTTGGATCTATGAATCACCTGATAATGGTAAGACCATTTATAGGTATGAGCGTGGAACAGATCCTCTTAAAAGAGAATTGTATGTACCTCAAGATGATTCTCCATCATCATTTACAACACTCTCAGATAATGATGATCAAATTGCACATCATGTTAGTTTAAACTATGATGAGTTAACGCTAAATATCGAGGATCCAATAGAGGAGATTATGACAGACAGTAGGAACAAGTATCATGAGAAAGAAATTTTGAAAGATATTGAAGACTATGTATCAGGAACTTATAATGGACATTATACAGGTACTAAACATGAGTATCGTAATGTTCAGACAATAGACTTGATGGCATCAAGAGATCTTGCATCTTCATTCTGTCAATCTAATATCCTAAAGTACGGTAGTAGGTACGGAAGTAAGGATGGAAGAAACAAAAAGGACTTGCTAAAAGTGATACATTATGCTATGCTGTTACTACATTTTGATGAA